ACGAACCGTGTTCTTAGGAATACCTCCTTGAATGAGCGACAAAAGGAAACAATTGTCGAAGCGATTTCTAATGCTGGTTCTGTCACAGAAGCAAAGACAATATATGATACGCTTCAAAGCACAGTGCGGTCTACGCCAAAACGTAGTCCACAATCACTGAGCGAAGCCATCAACCGTCCTTCTTCTGTAATCCGTGCTACTCGTCAAGAGAGCACATCATCCGATCCTAATTTGGATAGGATGAAAAGACTAGCAGGCATTAAGTAATATTAATGTCAATATACAATTAAGGAGGTATTAAAAATGGCTGGTATCATCGAACGATTGACCGAAGGTATTGTCAATCGTGATATGCGCGCTGAAGGTCACGCTTTGTTATCAAAGTGGGAGCGCACAGGTCTTCTAGAAGGACTTGATAATGACCGTAAGAAGCAATCAATGGCTCGTCTCTTGGAGAATCAAGCTAAAGAGTTGCTTCGTGAATCCAGCACAATGTCTGGTGGTGATGTTGAGGGTTTTGCAGCCGTCGCGTTCCCCATCGTTCGTCGTGTTTTTGCAGGCTTGATCGCTAACGATCTTGTTTCTGTACAACCAATGAGTCTACCAAGTGGTCTCATTTTCTTCCTGGACTTTACTGTAAGCCAGACAGCTGGTGGAGCTGCAATTGCCACCGATCGTTTAGATTATGCTCTATCTAGTTCATTCTATGGTGGTGGCGTTGTCGGTAATCAGTTGACTGGTGGTGTGGATCTATCACGCAACTTTGGTCAGCCTGGTGGGCCCTATCAATTAAACAATGGGTATTCCTCACCAACTGGCTCTAACACGGCAGATAACATCACACTGACGCCTCAAGCTGGTGCGTATGGTACATTTGGTACCTGGGACTCCACCGGCGAGGCTGAGGTGAACAAGACTGCACGGTGGGATGTTGACTTTACGTCTGGTTCTACTAGTATAGCAGAGGTAACGGTGCTTAAATCTGGTCTCGATCAGGTTAATGTAGATGGCCCACAGGCTTTCAACGTTTCCAGTTCAGGTGGTAACGGTGTTCTCATGAGCACCCAAACAACCGGTACTGGTGCAGGTGTTGCTTGTGCTCGTTTGGTTCGTCGCTTCACAGAGGTTGTTAGTGGTTCTGGCACTCCTCGTCTGAAGCTCATCTTCGTTAGTACTGGTAGTGCAGGTGCTGCTCCAGGAACTGCCGCAGCCTTTAGTTCCACTGTACTTGGTTCTCTGACATCCAGTCTTACCACTGTTTCATGGGCCCAGACTGATGATCTTGCCGCTGGTAACGCCATCGGCTCTGTTGTTGGTCAAGCGGTATGGGGCTTGGAAAATGAAGCAAACATCCCCGAGATTGACATCAAGGTGGATAGCATTGCTGTCACAGCTATAACCAAGAAGCTCAAGGCTAAGTGGACACCAGAATTAGGTCAAGACCTCAACGCATACCATAACTTGGATGCAGAGGTGGAACTTACTTCGATTCTCTCCGAGCAGATTGCTCTTGAGATCGACCGTGAGATCCTTGCTGACCTCGTTAACGGTGCAACCGCTGCGACCTACTACTGGTCACGTTCACCCGGTCTTTTCTTGAACCGCGAGACTGGTACTGAAATCGGTGCTTCAGCTGCAGCCCCAGATTTCACTGGTACTGTGAGCGAATGGTATGAGACTCTTGCAGAGACTATCAATGATGTCTCCGCACAGATCCACCGTAAGACTCTCCGTGGTGGTGCTAACTTTATCGTCTGCGGACCCGAAGTTGCCAACATCCTTGAGTTCACCGCCGGATTCCGCGCATCTGTCACAGCAGATGATGAGAAGGGTTCCATCGGTGCCGTTAAGACTGGCTCGCTGAGTAAGAAGTTCGACGTTATCGTTGATCCCTACTTCCTTCGCAATGTCGTTCTCGTCGGCCGTCGTGGTGGCTCATTCCTAGAGTCGGGTTATGTATACGCACCTTATGTGCCACTACAAACCACTCCTACAATCTTCGGACCCGAAGACTTCGTGCCTCGCAAGGGCGTGATGACTCGGTATGCCAAGAAGATGGTTCGTCCCGATATGTACGGCCTCGTCGTTATTCGCGGACTTCTAGGTGAGTCTGGCTTATAGCCAATAAGCGCATAGCGCAATAAAGTTAAACCCTCATCAGTTAGTTCTGGTGGGGGTTTTTCTTTTATGAAAACGTCGATATTTCAAAAAATACCGTCGCCAATTTTTTGAGATTTTCGTTTTTTAAAACTACTTATTGTAGTAATAAACATAAGGAGGATCATCATGCATCCAAGAAAACGACGCTTATTAAAGCAAAAGGCCCGTGACGCCCGCACTGCGGCAAGCGCCCCGGCACCCGAAGTAGAAGAATCAACCGAAGCTCCAAAAAAGACCAAAAAAGTGAAGAAAGCACGCATCGGACGCACTAAGAAAACCATCTCATAAGTGATAGCCGAAATAAACACTCTATAACGTTGTTTTTGCTTTCAGCATTACTATTTACGAAGTAGGAGTACGCATGCATGCCCACCAATTTAAATCCAAGATCTCAAACTAGCGCTATTGTATTAACTTCAACTGGAAGTACCAGTAAAGTTGCGGCAGCGCTACCGTTTGGTATTTATACTGGTTCTGTGGCCTTTCTTAGCGGCGCCTCAGATCAGGTTGCCTATGTATATAAGAAGTTAGGTGGCGATGTTGTAGATATTGAGCTAACGCCAGCTAATGTGTATTCTGCGTATGAAGAAGCGGTTTTAGAATATTCTTATATAGTTAATCTTCATCAAGGAAAGAATGTTTTATCCAATGTGCTTGGATCTGCCACATCTTCTTTTAATAGTAAGGGAAATATTACATCTGGTCCAACTGGATCAAACCTTAAATATCCTAGATTTTCTCTTGGATACTCTCGCCGTGTAGGGGACGCCGCGGCGGCCGCTGGTGGATTTGGTGGTACGATTCCGCAATACTCTGCCTCCTTTTCGCCCACCAAAGACGTACAAGATTATAACCTACAAACCATTATCAAGAGTGCTTCAGACTCTGGCGTTGATGTTGGGGGAGATGCGATTAATTACGCGGGAAAAGTTGGAAATAAAAGAGTAATTATCACAAAAGTATATTATAAATCCCCACGGGCGATGTGGCGTTTTTATGGGTATTATGGGGGTATTGGTGTTGTAGGAAACTATTCCACTTATGGACAATTTTCTGATGATTCGACTTTTGAATTAATTCCAACATGGCAAAACAAGCTTCAAGCTATAATGTATGAAGATTCTATTTATACGCGCACATCGCACTATTCTTTTGAGCTTATTAATGACAACTTAAGGCTGTATCCTACTCCGAGTCAATATGGCTTTGATGATGGCTTAAATAGTAGAATATGGGTGAGATTTTATGTAGATCTTCAGCCTTATGAGTTGGATGGTACGACCGAGACCGGTATAGAGGGTGTCAACAACTTGAACACACTTCCGTTTGATAACATTCCGTTTAAAAATATTAATTCCATAGGACAACAATGGGTTAGAAAGTATGCTTTGGCGCTTTGTAAAGAGATGCTGGGTCAGATTCGAGGTAAATTTACAACTTTACCAATCCCTGGTGAGAGTGTGACATTGAATCATGGTGATCTTTTATCGCAAGCAAAAGAAGAACAACAAACACTTAAAGATAAACTAATGGAAATGCTGAAAGAAACCGAATATGTTGCACTGGCCAAGCAAGATCAAGAAATTGCGGATGCAGCAACCAATGTACTGAAGGTCACACCGCTGCCGATTTTTGTGGGGTAATAAAGAATGTCAAACGAATGGGAAAGACCAGCTTCACCGCCGCCACCACTATTCTTAGGTAAAAAAGAGCGTGATCTTGTAAAACAGGTCAATGATGAGCTTATAGAAAAGGTCATCGGCCAACAGATCTTATATTACCCTATTGATTTAGAACGTACTAATTTTCATGATTTATATGGTGAAGCTATTGAAAAAACCTACCTGCCTCCTATTCGCGTTTACGCCCTTATAGAATATACCGACTATTCTACCACATATCTAGACGGCGTAGGGGTGGATAAAACATGGGAAATTAATATCCATTTCCACAAGAGAAGATTGGAAGAAGATCAAAATTTATTTGTGCGAGAAGGAGATTTTGTTTTATATAATGATAATTATTATGAGATCGTGACCCTCAAAGAACCTAAACTTCTGTTTGGACAAGCAGGTCACGAATTTGAAATAGCTGCAAAATGCCGAAGATCCAGAAAGGGACTATTCGATGCTACCTGATAATTTTGATTTTGCACAACTGCCCACTGGTTCCGCAGAATATTCTTTAAAAGAAATTGGGATGCTATCTTCCACAATAGAAGATATAGATTATGCCATAGTCAGTTGGCTTAAAGACGATTTGAATTTATCAGCTAGAAGTAATCAAGGGTTTAAGAGTGTTCCGGTTTTATGGCAAGCTCCCGAACGTGCCTATCAAGTAAAACACAGAGCCGAATTACGAGATGCCAATGATGGAATCATTTTACCTGTCGTTAGTATTGAAAGAACCAACATAACCAAAGATCCGGCAAAAAAAGGCTCATACCAAGCAAACAGGTATTCAGTTGATAAAGATGGCCGCGCAGGCCGATTCGTTATTGCTAAGCGAATAGTTCCTGACAAAACACGCAATTTTGCTGTTGCTGGAAACACAAGAAGATCCAATTATACTTCAGGAAATAGTCAGCGATATTATCCAAGAATAAACAAGAAAGTGGTTGTTCAGACTCTCTCTATTCCTATACCTGTGTATGTGAGCTTGGATTACAAGATATTAATCAAGACCGAATATCAACAACAAATGAATGATTTGATGGCCCCGTTTATGACAAGAACAGGCCAAATTAATGCATTTGTTATGAAACGCAACGGTCACACTTATGAAGCATTTATACAGCAGGGCTTTACTCATAACAACAACGTAGCTACCTTGGGCGAAGACGCGCGCCTTTTTACAACCGAGATTACCATTAATGTGTTAGGTTATTTGATTGGAGAAGGTATTAATGATGATCGCCAACTTGTGAGGATAGACGAGAACACGGTCGAATATCAATTTCCACAAGAATCAACAGTTCCTACAGGAAATTTCAACCTCTGGGGTCAGCAAAAGAAGAAGACTTCAGGAACTAAATATTGAAAGTTGCCTATCCTTTTGGGTTTAAAAATACTATTTAGAGTATGATTAGGTCTCAATTAAGCTCACTTTTCAAAAGAGGAACCACAATATGTCAGTAAAAAGTTTTAAGTTTGTATCTCCTGGAGTCTTTATCAATGAAATTGATAACTCCTTTATTCCCAAGACCCCGGAGGCGATCGGCCCCGTGATTCTTGGCCGGTCCACACGCGGTCTAGCTATGCAGCCTACGAAAGTAGAGTCATATGCAGAATTTGTAGAAGTATTTGGTGATACGGTTCCTGGTAATGGCGGTGGTGACATCTATCGTGATGGCAACTATCAGTCCCCAATGTATGGCACTTATGCTGCCAAAGCTTTTTTGAGAGCCAATGTAGCTCCCATTACTTATGTGAGGCTTCTTGGACAACAAACATCAACTGGCAATAGTTCCGGTGGTGATGCGGCTGCGGGCTGGAAAACCAGCGCTACAATCAGCACAACGGTAGCTTCAAACGGCGGTGCATATGGCTTGTGGGTCTTTCCGTCGAAGTCGGCCAATGACGGTACTGGAACTTGGATTGGAACTGGCTCTTTGGGTGCTGTTTGGTATCTCAATAGTGCGGCTAAAATTGAATTAAGCGGCACATTCTATGATGGTAACGGTTCACGGACTTTGACTCAATCTGCAGGGAACTTGGTTACAACAGATGCCAGTGGTCTCTTTACTATCGTCATCAGTGGTTCCACTGGAACAGAAACAGTTAAGTTTGATTTTGACGATTCAAAAGAAACCTTTGTTCGCAAGCGTTTTAGCACCAATCCGCAACTTGTGTCTACTGCGGGTGCTTTTTATCCTTCCGCATCCGCCAGAGAATATTGGCTTGGTGAATCCTTTGAGCAAGAACTCCGCGATGGCGGTGGTGTAGGCACCGGTGATCTTAGTATTAATGATAATTTGATTGGTATTGTTCTCGGTTTGGCTCAGAGTGCCTCATCTGGCCCAGGATCCAGCGATCCCTCACAAATGAAAGGCCAAGCTTCGGCTAAAGCTAAGGCTGGATGGTTTATTGGTCAGGATCTGGGAGCGACGGGATCCTATCAGCCCCAAGACGCTCAAAAGCTTTTCCGGTTAATCGGCCGCGGTCATGGCGCATGGTTATATAAGAATGCTAAAGTTTCAATTGAGAAAATTAGACAATCTACTACCACAGCCACCGAGTACGGCACATTTTCTGTAGTGTTGCGTAATCTTTTGGATACAGACAACAAGGTTGAGATTATTGAAAGATTTGATAATCTTACATTAGATCCCACATCTCCTGATTACATTGCTCGTAAGATTGGTGATGTATATGAAAGTTGGGACACCACTGGTCGCAGACTTAAGGATTATGGTGAATACCCCAATAGATCAAAGTTTATTCGCGTTGATATGAATGCAGATGTAGATGCTGGCGCAACCGATGGGGTCCTACTTCCATTCGGCTACTTCGGTCCTCCAAAGTTTACGGCGGTCCAAGTTATTTCAGGTAGTGGTTTTGATTCAACCACCGGCAGTTTCGTGCTTGGTGGCATAAACAGCATTCCTGGAGCTGGGCCTCTCTTTTGGGGTGGCACCGGCTCAGTTGACGGCGCCGGCGCAGACGGCGCCAGCTCAAGTCGCGTTACTGGATCGCTAGCATTCCCATCGGTTAGACTACGACTTAGTGCTTCCGATGGTGGCTTAAGTGATCCAACAAATGCGTATTTTGGTATGGATGTAACAAGGAATACTGGCTCTACTCGCCCCGATGCAAGTGTGGCTGATTCCCACAGATTGTGGTATGCAAGCTTTCCTGATGATCCCACATCAACCGCACCCACTACTGGTATTAGTCCTTATGGGTATGTTTTCTCGCTTGATGATGTAAGACAGTCCGGCGGTTCATTCTTCTACCAGTCAGGATCCCGAAGAGGAACCCCGATTTCAGACGGCACCTACGTTGCCGGCACATCAGTTACTAGTGGTTCTTACACAAATCTTCTTAACGCTGGATATAACCGCTTTACTGCTCCTTTCTGGGGTGGTTTCGATGGGTTTGATATTACAAAGCCAGACCCACTGTATAACGGTGCGATGGTAGCGGCTTCTACTGAAGATAACTCCTATGTATATCACACCTTCCGCAGAGCGATTGATACCGTTGCTGATCCAGAGTTTATTAATATGAACATGCTGGTAGCTCCCGGCTTGACCACTGACTCTCTGACGACTCATATGATTAATGTTTGTGAGGAACGTGGAGATGCTATGTCACTTATCGACTTGAAGAATATTTATATTCCTCCACATGAGAAGTACTACGCCAGCAAGGCTAATAGAATTGGAACTACTCCAACTCAAGCAGCCGTTGATTTGAAGGATAGAAGAATTGATTCCAGCTATGGTGCCACCTTCTATCCTTGGGTACAAACCCGCGACGAGACCACCGGACAATTAGTTTGGATTCCGCCATCTGTTGCTATGATGGGAGTTCTAGCTAGCGCAGAAGCTAAATCCGACGTATGGTTCGCGCCTGCAGGCTTTAACCGCGGTGGCTTGAGTGAAGGCGCGGCTGGGATTCCAATTACAAATGTGACAGAAAGATTGATTTCCAAAGATCGGGACAATCTTTATGAAGCAAGGATTAATCCTATTGCCTCCTTCCCATCATCCGGTATTGTTGTGTTTGGTCAAAAGACCCTCCAAGAACGCCGATCAGCGTTGGATCGAATCAATGTTAGACGACTCGTTATCTACCTTAAAAAGCAGATTTCTATTCTTTCAAACCAAATCTTGTTTGAACAAAACGTTCAAGCAACTTGGAATCGCTTCATCGCCCTAATTGACCCATTCTTGGCAAATGTTAAGACAAGGTTCGGTCTTAGTGATTATAGATTAATCCTTGATTCTTCTACCACTACGCCCGACTTGATCGATCAGAACATCTTGTATGCCAAGATCATGATCAAGCCAGCTAGAGCTATCGAGTATATCGCGATTGACTTCGTGATTATGTCAACAGGGGCGTCATTTGACGACTAAATAAAAGTGCGGGGGATTTTTCTTCTCGCACACTAATTAAAATAGATTAAGGAGTTACTCAACAATGCCATTCTGGTCAACAAATTTCGGAGAAAGTGCAGATCTAAAAGATCCCAAAAGAAAATTTAGATTTACTGTAGAATTCACAGGTATCAACGCCTCACAAGGGGGCTCCTTTTTGTGGTATGCTAAAACAGCAACGAAGCCTTCGTTTGCCGTTAATGCAGCAGAACACAAGTATCTTAACCATACGTTCTTTTATCCTGGTGCTGTCACATGGGCAGAGGTTACGATTACATTGGTAGATCCTTCAGAGCCCGATATGACGGCTACCTTTGCTGATATTCTACAAGCTTCGGGTTATCGAGTTCCTACGGATAGCACCGAATTTACCACCATTTCCAAAGCTAAAGCGGCCAGCGCACTCGGCTCTGTGATTGTAACTCAAATTGATGCCGAAGGCGGCGAATTGGACAAGTGGACACTTATAAACGCATTTGTATCTGATGTTAAATTTGGCGACAGCCTTGCGTATGGTGATGATGAATTGGTTGAACTTTCCCTTACTTTGAAGTACGATTGGGCTACTTGCGAAACCACCAACCCCTCCGTTGCTGTTGGCGAAGGCACAACTCAAGGTACCGAGTTCTTCAAGGTATAATAATCCGACACATAACTAATGATAGAGGTGTATATTGTCGAGAAATAGAGATAGAGTAGGGAGTCCTGCACAAAGTGCGGACGCCCCTTCACCTGCTGTTATGCAGGACGCAGCCGCGGCAGGTTTTTCGTTCGTTGTTCCCACCGAGTTTGTAGAACTTCCCTCCCAAGGAAAATATTACCCAGAGAGTCATCCTCTTTGTGGTGAAACAAGCATAGAAATTCGTCAAATGACGGCGAAGGATGAAGATTTGCTAACATCCCGCGCATTGATCAAGAAAGGTGTTGTTTTAGATCGCCTTATTCAAAGTTTGATTGTAGATAAAACGATAGATTCAGATTCATTGTTGATCGGGGATCGAAATGCCATCATTATTGCAACCAGAGTTTCTGGTTATGGTAATGAATACGGCGTTCAGATTAATTGCCCTAATTGTGGAGAAAGACAAGAACACAATTTCGATTTAAATGAAGCAAATGTGTATTATGGAGACGACCCTCGGCTCGAAACCCTGCATGTAACTAATAACGAAAACGGAACATATAACACAGTGCTCCCCAGAACCAGTGTGACAGTTACTTTTAGATTATTCACCGGAGAAGACGAAAAAGCCATCATCAAAATCATTACAGATTCTCGCAAAAGAAATCTCGAAGAAAAAAACGTTACTAGACAACTTAATAGTATGATTGTAGCGGTTAATGGCGATGACTCAAGAGAAGCAGTAAATTACTTTGTTAATAACATGCCCTCCATCGACTCGCGCCATTTGCGAACAGTTTTTGAGCTAGCCACTCCAGATATCGATCTTACGCAAATATTTGAATGTGGTGATTGCGCCCATGTACAAGATATGGAGGTTCCGCTCACAGCGGAGTTTTTTTGGCCTGACCGATGAATATATGGAGAACGTCTATGAGGCGTTCTTCTTTTTGAAATACTCGGGGGGATGGTCTTTTTCGGAAGCTTATAATCTGCCTATTAAATTAAGAGAATGGTTTGTCGAAAGACTAGTTAAGCAATTAGAAAACGAAAATCAAGCCATAGAGTCGGCCCAGAGAGGCGGCGGAAGCAATTCACAGACTTTGACCCCATATAATCAACCGCAACGCCCTCCTGATATGATGGCCAAGAAGAGACAAGGATAATAAACCCCTTGTCTTTTTTTGTAAAAACTAATTAGATTATAGACAGAGGGATTTATATGCCACCACCATCAAACGCAGAAATACAAAAGGTCCTAACTACCCTCAAAAAAGTCGCGCGCGGAACTAAAACTCTTGCCGAGGCTCAGGAGATGCTGCACGGGATCCAGACCCAAAGCATAAGCGGCCTGAGTGCTCACACAGATCTCTTAAATAGGTTAAACCTTCAACGCGAGGAAGAGGCTCACACAATGGAGGTTTCCATACAGCTAGCGCAGCGCAAGCGCGACCTGGCACAAGAAGGTTTAGATCAAGACCGCGCCACGATAGACCTAAATAACGCACTTCTTGAGCAGGCCAAGCAACAGTATGCCCAGGGCCAACTTGACCTCCAGACATACGAAAGTACAAGAGATGCCATCCGACAGCAGACCGCCGCGATAAGACAAAACTCAGAAGCCACTGAAGATGCAGCCGCAAAACAGAAACAACTAGGTGATGTTCTTGATAAATTGCCGCTTGGTGGTTTTATAGCCAAACTGCTTCGCATGACTCAGACTTTTAAACAATTAAATAAAGTTGCTCCAGGTGCGCTTCCGCTCGTCTTCGGCACCTACCTGATTGGAAGAATGGTCAAGTTTAATCTTGCGCTATTTGACACCGAAGCCGCATTTATGAAGGCTACAGGGGCCATAAGCGAGTATGCGAGAGTTGCCACAGACGCTTATTTGGCGACCCGCCAATATGGTGTGACTGCTGCAGCAGCATCCGAATCAGCACAAGCGCTTTATGGAACCTTTACCGATTTTACGTTTGCTTCGAAGACCCAACAGCAATCCTTAACCCAAACCGGTGCCCTCCTAAATAGACTTGGAGTTTCATATAGTGATTATGCCAAGAACATACAGATATCCACAAAAGCCTTAGGGATGAGCACCGAAGAAGCAGAAGCGAATCAAGCAGATCTTGCGTTAATGGCGCGTGATATGGGTGTGCCAGTATCACAATTAAGTTCTCAATATGCTTCAATGGCTCCCAAATTAGCTAAGCTTGGTAGTGCTGGCCATAAAGCGTTCAAAGATTTGGCGAGAGTGAGTAAAATTACTGGCTTGGAAATGGAGAAAATACTAGCTATCACCGATAAGTTTGACACCTTTGAAGGCGCAGCAGATCAAGCAGGTAAACTAAATGCGGCATTGGGTGGTAACTTTGTGAATGCAATGGACCTAATGATGGAAACAGACCCCGCGAAGCGTTTTGGAATGATTCGCGATTCAATCACACAAACGGGATTGAGTTATGATGAGATGAGTTATTATCAAAAGAAGTTCTTTGTAGATTCAATTGATGGATTAAACGATGTTGGTGATCTGGCGATGATGATGAGCGGGAATTTAGATGGTCTCGCCGGCGCCACTGAAAAAACAGGAGCAGAGATGATAGAACTCAAAAAAGCCGCCGCAGCTACTCAAACGTTAGCTGAATCTTGGCAATCTTTGATAGCTGCTATAACACCCGCCCTAACTCCTCTTATAGATGGGCTAGCTATATTTTTTGGGTTCATTCTGGATGAAAAAAATCAACCCCTGCTCATCGGGTTAACCGCGCTCTTCACCGGCCTCGCCGTGGGAATGACCTTATATGGTGCCGCGACGATGATCGCGGCCATCGCGACCAACACGCTCCTCGGACCGTTTTGGCTCGTCGCCATCGCGATAGCGGCAATTATTGCAGGAATTGTGGCAATGATAGCAGCTATGAAAAGACTTAGTGGTGGCATGTTTAAAGAGAAACAATCTCCCTTTACGTTTGCTGAAGGCATCGATAATTTAGCAGGAACAGACCAAAAAACCGGCTTCGGCGCTGTTTCAGCACAAATGAAGGGCGTCGAAGCCGGTACCGGCTTCGGCGCTGTTTCAGCACAAATGAAGGGCGTCGAGACCCAAACAAAACGCACGCAAACCGCGATGGTGGATAATAAGACCGCGGCCGTGGGGCGCCTTGCGAACGCCCTCGGCGCCGGCGAATTGGCCGGCGGAGGCGGAGGCGGAGGCACCCGCGTTGTTGAGGTACCTGTTTATCTCGACTCCCGCGAAATCGCCCGCGCCACCGCAAAATATGTGGATGAGGAGATCAACACAAACCGTGCGAATGAAGCGAACAGTAGGTTCGGATAAAAAGGAGATATGAAATGGCAGATGATAAAAAGAATGACGGACCACTAAAATTTGATAGCACTAAATATGCATCCACTGGTAAATCTTATTACGCAGCAACAGACGACTACGCAAACAAGAAAGAGACTTTCATCTCTTTCTATCATGTTCCTTCGGGAAAATCGGTGTATTTTAAGGCGTTTATAACATCTTTTAATGAGAGTTTTAGTTCCGATTGGACTTCCGAGCAGGTTTTCGGCAGAGCAGACCCTATTCAAACTTTTAAACAAAATCAACGTAACATCTCTCTTAATTTTAAAGTTCCTGCTGCGCATGCAGGTGAGGCTTATACAAACTTAGCGAGAATTCAGAAACTAATTCAATTCTTATATCCAGCATACTCGGACCCAACCCAAGCAAACACTCTCCAACAATCTCCACTTGTAAGAATGAAAGTAATGAACTTATTGAGAGACGCGCCCGACTCTGTTGAGGACGCCACCGGCGGATCCGCCGCTCTTTATGATGCTTATACTAGCGGTGGCTCTGGTGCTGATAGCGGTCTTCTCGGAGTGATTACTAATTTGGCCGTGAATCACAATTTAGAAGGTGACGATGGGGTGATAGAGAAGGGCCAAAACACCGTGCTCCCGAAATTATTGGATGTAGCTGTTAGTTTCACTGTTATTCATGAACATTCCGTCGGATGGAATTCAGAAACTAAGGAATTTGCCGATAATCGCTTGTTTCCTTATGGTGTTCAACTGTCTGATATGGAGCCCCCAAGCGCCGACGACAACGCCCAAGCAGCCACCGAAACCAATACCGCCTCTCACGATGAAGAGATGGCCAACGCGGCCCGCGCTCTCGACCATAAGGGCGGCTTCGATACCATAAGCCATGACTATAGCAACGCCGTTTCCTCCGACACCGACTTCGAAAATAGTTACTACGTCTCCACCGGCGAGGGGGAGGGCTTCTGGGCCCCCAAGTAGGCGACTGAGGCTAGAGTGAATCATAGGAAACAATAAATTATGCCAACGAGATATAACAACACAAGAAAACTTATAAACGATAGCGAATATTATAGGTCTCTTATAAAATCGCGAGATGTAAAAAGAATAGAACAATACGCCACCCCTGTATTGAGTAACCCCACAGTTCGTCAACGAGCAATCCTAAAGAAAACAAAGCATATCTGGAAATATGGCGATCGTTTTTATAAGCTCGCGTATCAATATTATGGCGATGAGCGTTTTTGGTGGGTTATTGCGTGGTATAATGCGGCGCCCACAGAGGCGCATCTCAAAACCGGCACCGTAATCAGCATCCCCTTGAATATTGAAAAAGTTCTGGGCGTTTTGGGAGTATAACGATGGCAAAAAAATGCTCATTACAGGAGGTTTTAGGTACCACCACCAAAGAAGCAACTAGGAAAGCGGTCACTGAGCGATATGAAGAGGCGGTTAAGAGTATTGTCGATACGGCTCTGGTGGGCCTGGAGGCGAAAAAAGGCACCTCGGAGTGGACGAACGCATGTAAGGTGGCAGATGAGCTTGCCACAAAGTTGAAGGGTACCGATTGCACGTTCATTTTCGGTAAGCCCACTGGACAAACTGCAGTTGATCAGTGGTCTGGAGGCTTTGCCGGAATCACGAGCGATGTCACCAAATTTATTAGTTCCAAGATTGACCCCTGCAACCGCACCGGGGTCGAGAAAGCACTCGCCGAAGCCGCGAAAAAAACTGTTAAAGCTCAGCTCGCGGGCACCGCCGCCGCCAACCTCGTCACAGCGCCTGGCATCTCTGCGAAGGCAATGTCGAATGCAGCCAAGGGAGATACGACCCGCTTCGACAAAGAATCTGATGTAGCGAAAAAACGAATTACGGACGTTGCAGAAGAACTTGAGGAGATAATTGAAAGCATACAAATCACAGCTTTCTCTGAGCAGTGTTTCGTGATGGCTCATATATTTGATTTTGTGGACTGGAAAGAATCAAAAGACGAGTTCGGCGCTGAGTGGGCCCACCTTGGCGGCAAACCAGTCCCCCAGCCCGATGGAACAGATAACGCTTCATTGTTGATTACCGGGTCACCATATAATTTTATGAATAAATTAACACAAAATTCAAATTACAGCACCTTTTTCGATATCAGCCCGGCAGCTTTATCCAGCTTACAGCCAATGATAC